CTCCAATTCCTCGGGACCATAGCAATCCTGAAATGCAAGGCGGTGCAGTAGTGAGTTGACAATGCTATTAAGGTACACCGTCATATTTTGGCCTGACGGATTTGTTCCCATGAAACGAATCAGGGTACCGTTAAAGGCCACTAGTGGAGAGCACACATCATGAGCCACGACTCTCATTATCTTGAGGTCTTGATGTGTATAATTGCCACTCCACTTTGCGATTTCAAACATCACAGCAAATGCAGAAAGAGTTAGCTGTTCAGGCATGCGAAGATCGTATTTTGCGTAATCTCCTGCGATGACGCGGTCGTCACCGAACTTGGACATGTGTTGGCTGAGTTCATGCCATTCTGTCCCGTGGCTGTTGATACCTACCGCACATTCGGCAATTAGTGGGTTAGCCGAAAGGAAGCGCGCAATTGGTAGGAAATATTTCCGGATGAGGATTTGCAAGGCAATTGGTGCTGCCTGGAAAACCCTTTGTTTGTCTTTGGTTAATTTAGTTGGTTCATCTTTGAGCGCTGCGCCAAATATTTGATTGAGAAAGACCTCATCGTCAGCACGTACCATTAGCTCATCTACCAACTGCCAAATCTCGTCCGTAAAGGTTCTAGGACAAGCATTACCAGGTGTGGGTTCCAGGTCGATGAGGTACCCTGTCTTAGGACAGTTGAATGGAAATCCCATCGAAGTTCCTGAGTTCATTGATTCTATGAATCTTTTCCCGTCAATGCCTGATACAATGGCAGTACGGGACAGGGGGGCCAGGTCCACCCTCCAAAGTTCTTCTTGAACTTCATAACACTCGCGCAGTTCAGCAAGATAGTCTTTCATGGCACTTTCAACAGGGACGGGGTCAAACCCGATCGATGGCTGGGAACATACGTCCAGCGATTTGTACCATGGCATCCACCTTTGCTGATCGATATGTCCATCAGCACGTACTAGTGGGTGCTCAAATTGGGGTGGTCCCCATTGGTTTGGGACTCCGCATACTTCTTCTACGATTTCAGAAATGGGCGTTTGTATAACCCGCGAAGTCACTGATTTCCTCCCTATAACAGAGCCATATATTTCGACAGCTCCGTCTTCCTTGATGTAGTTTGTAGGGCAGTTCTTGTGCACCTCCTTGGAGGTCACAATAGGTACACCCGCTACGACATCCTCGAGTTCGGATGCTTGGGGGCCCTTAACAAAGGTCATGCTCTTTTGGTGAAGAGCTGCCATGGCGTAATTGAGGTCGCTATCAAGCACTGCGACGCCACAGCCCTTAGGAGTTCCTGTAACTCCTCC